CGGGGTTTAGGGTCTTTGGAGCGTAGTGAACTCCAAGGAATCCGGCGGCGCACGCTGTCACCGCCGACAGACTGGACTCTTTCCAGTATATGAAAGAGACGTTCCGCGCACGTGCATACTAGCAGCGCGGCGAGGGTCAGCCACCGAATCTGGCCACCATACATGGACCACTAATCTTACCATTATGTCCAAACCCTCAAAGTCCAACCTCAAACCTCAAGCAAAAGTAATGGTCGAAGTCGACACCGCATCGATGACCAGTAAGTCCTCCGCAGGCCGAGCTAAGAAACTCAAGACAAAGCCGCGCAGCAAACCCAGGAAAAGTAAGGATCGTAGCACTTCCAAACCGCGGAAAGCCAAGAAAGAAAGCATGCAAATGCCTGAATCTGGCGACTTCTACGCCCCTTCATCTTCCTTCCAAGGACAGATGGTCACCCCCAACGCTAGTGCGTATTTGTGGGGCCTGATGGATCCCCAGCACGCTGCTAGGGGCCCAGGCGACGGTAACTATCCGACTGTTGTCATACAGCATGAATCATTCACCGACTTGTCTCTCAGTTTATCTGACTCTGAATATAATTCCAAGTCGGGAATCAACTACGGACTTTACGCGAATATCACCACTTCCAACCCCACAGGCGTCGGGCCTTATATTAACGGAGTTCCCGACCCTACTGGCGCATTCACGACTAGTCACAAGTTGGCACTTCCCAAGGGTGTCGACTCTGCGACTATCGTGTGCATGCCCCATATGGTGCGCTCTATCAATGGAGACACGCAACGTGAGGTTAACGTGGGATCAGCGGTTCCTGGTTCTGTGGCCGACACCTTCAGATCCGGCTTCGTTGTTGCCGGGCCAGCCGAATATGCCACGGGCATGTACACGAACACGCTCGGGGCCAATGTCGCTGGACAAAAGACGTTCGATGGCGTTATGATGGTACCTCTCTCGGGATTCGACGGCGTCGAACCTTTCCGAGTTCCGGTCACCATGGCGGCAGTACAAGCAGGAAACACATGGTCGGTTGGCGGAGCCGCATGTGTCAGACACCGCACTGTTGGACTCAAGATGGAAGTAGTCATCAACAGTAACGCTTTCCGCACTTCAGGACAGGTGGTCGGCGGCAACAATGCCCAGATATTTGGAGTTGAACCAGAACAGTTAACGGACATGGCTTACTACAACACTGTCAATGCAGTCGGCGCACTCGATCCCGTGCCATCCGACAACGTAGTCGAAATGCTTACTTCGGAGCCTTACAACCCCGAACAAGTTATATTCGGCGACGGAGCCACCATGTCCAACTCCAGACGGGATCTCGGAGCATTGCTACCCGGCGTCACCTATGAATCGACGTTCGTGCCCACGAACGACCACATCACACGCTGGGCCACCACTCGAGCCAGGTATTCTGCATGCAACATGGTACAAGCCAGCGGGCCATACAACGCGAACGACTTCAAGTTCCAAGCCCGCCCTGACTTGTCCAAAACGTTCATCAATACCATTGGCAACCATTTCAACAACACACCTGCGGTATACATTACCCTTTCAGGGATTCCTCCCAACAACATGGATTCTGCAGCTGGAATTACCTGCCGAGTGCGCATGACGTGGGCCGTCGAGTATACCGTACTCAACGGCGGGCCTCTCGCCCTACTCCGCGGACAGGCTCGGCTCAACAAAAGGTTCATGGTGGATTGGGGAGTCCTTTCACGTTGTTGTACCGCCGGGCGCAAACACGAGTGTTGCGCGCGAGCACTGGCTTGCTGCAAGCCTTTGCAAGTTGGCCTTCTCATGGCCACCGGGACCGTTCCTCCGCCTCCAATGAATGAAATTCCAATGAACATGAAGACTATAGGAGTAGCTTCATTCACGGAGGAAATCGAGGACGCAGCTGGCGTCGAACACGGAGGAAGAGATGGACGCAAGATGGGCGCGCAAGGATGGAAAGAATTCAGGGAAGGCGCGTCCAGGATAGCAAAGAAGATTTCGAGCGTGTCAAGAGCGATTGGAGGAATCGCGACACGAGGCTCAGGTCTGCCCGGAGTCGCGGGCATCGCTTCAATGGGAGTAGCCGGCGTCACCAACGCCGTCTCTGCTCTCATCGACTCGATAGTCGACTAGTTGAAGAACTATAAACTCAAGAAACCAAGTGCGTGATACCATCTGGCGATGGCATTCTTTTCTCTCTTTTCTCTTTTAACGAAGCGTAGTCGCATACGCAACAGCTACTCTAACACGCACCGCAGCACTCCCACACAACTGCCCACCACACGGGACCCTAGGGATGGGGTTGCCAGCAAAACGGCCTTGAAACAAAAGTCAAACTTGCGGTCCTGAACAGCCGCATTTTATCTTCCAGTAAGATGACAGAAATTACAAGCCCGTTCGGTCGAGTGCCCGCTAACACCGGGGTTCGTTCCTCGACACCTGCCAAAAGGGAAGTACCGCAAGGCGAGTTCGCGCCCACGTGCGCGAATTTCGCCGAGCGGTATGGACAGTTAGAGCTCACGCTCAATCCCTGGAAAGACAATGAACAGACGGCAACCCTCGCAGGGCCAAGAGTGGCCCCCGATGATGTTCGCCAGATTGCACACACATTCCAGAAACGATGCAACAAACACTCCGTGTCATGCAGATCATATGCGCAGACTGACAAGAAGCGATGCCTCAGACAGATATCTTGCGCCTTGGACAACGATTCGACCCTCGTGTCGGATAAGGTTTCAGGGCCATATATGGACAACGCTTACATGATTCAAGGCAAACATGTCAGATATTGCGCAGGATGCGGATATATCACACAATACCACCCGGAGTTTTACAATAGATGTGCCGTGTGTGAGGATGTGATGAATTATGAAGCGCCGTACTACGGAAATGTCGATTTGGTCGCGACAAAGTATGATGAGAGCTGGCACTACCACATGAGCGAGTGCGAGGCCGTAGCGATACGGACTCTCAAACGCGTAATCATTGCCAGCCCGTTCGTACCTATTGTGCTGTGCAAGAGACCAACATTCGAGCCCAATGCAGCCGACTCTCGACTGGCAAAGGGCGTGAAGAATCAAGAGAGTAACCAGAGACACAACATCGAGAGCTCCGAGCAAGTGCGTCGCCAAGGCATCTACCTTAGGTTCGCACCCTCGGAGTCACGCGGATGAAGAAGACGAACAAAACGGCGGGGGTCGCACCCGCCGTTAAAGCGGCGACCGTCGTTACCGCCGCATTTGAAGAGTATTTCCTGCCCCCGAACATGGTCGACAAGGACGAATTGTACGCGGAATACTCGGCACGACACGCTTTGCAAGTGGTTAGGAACAGCGGATGCATGCAGTATTACCCACACCAACTAGACGACTTCCAAGATGCATTAGGAGTCGATGGGTTTTATGCGATTGCCGTCATTTGTGAATATATGGATCGAGCGACGCACTATAGAGACAACGGAGTTCACGCCCTTAGAGAAATCGTTGAGGAAGAACACACACACCTCTCCAAGGACGAAGTGATCGCCAAGTTTCGGGCCAGGTTCACTATTGAAACGGAAGAGTTCCGCACGCTGTTACAGAAGTTGGGTTGCCACACCACGAACCATTCAGGTAGGCAAGACGAATGGTTGGCACAGTTCGATTTTGAGAGCGTGAAGCACACGTTGGACACGTGTTACCCGGCCGCGGTTGACTTGGTCGAAGAATACGAGGAAGGAGAAGAAGAAGAAGCCGAAGAAGAGGAGGAGGAGACCATTGACGAACCTACGTCGACCAACACCCCCTCCACTGGCCCTAACACTCCCGATACGTTCTTTCCACTCTCCATGGCCCAAGCACACGCGCTCACGTTGCCCGCCCCTCCTCAGTCGCCGATGAACAAGGATAAAGAAGTCGTAGATGACGACTCTTTCATCGACATGGAATTCGGCGACATCTTCGAGGACGAACACACATTGGCGGGCCCATCGAAGGCTATGACGGAATTGATGGCTAAGGAGGAAGCTAAAGCGGAAAACGTCAAGGACCACATACAGATCCGACCCTTCCCAGCCGAGGCTAATGAGCTTTGGTTGGACGATTTTGAACGCGATTTGCGAGAATGGGTCGACGAAGATGTACGGTCCATATGGACGGCTTCTCAACTCGCAGGTGGAAGCGAGGAAATGGACGGCGACAAACCCAACATATGGAACGTGAAGCAGCTGGAAAAACGGTTTATAACCGGCGGAAAACTTGTCAAGTTGTACGCTCGTGAAAATCCCGAACTTAACAGTTGCGTAATCACTACGGACCAGGGCGCGACCGCCAAGGGGCTCGAGCTCATCATAGTCAAGCCGGAGGACGTGTTCGAGACTCTTCTGGAACACCCGGGCGCGGACGTCGTGTCCACGGATTGCGGGCCTTGCTTCGACGACGTTGAAATCGAACAAGCAATGAACGCATGTAATCGTTGGTACACGTCTACCCCCCTCCCTCCTTTACAAGGATATTCCGGCACGGTCATCAAATTCGTCGGGGAGGAATGTTCTGAGGAAGTCAACATGGCGCAATACGTCGGCGACGGATCATGGACATACGCAATCGACGACCACGTTGTCAAATTGCGTGCAGGGAAATATTTGGGATTTTGCACGTCGGGAGTGGGCAAGTTTTATTGTAATCGCAGTCCCCAACCCCTCCCATACATCGAGCACTATCCGGGATTCACACGCTTACCGCTTCATTATAGCGGATCGTTCATGGATAATATAGCCGTAGAAGAACGTTACGTGTACCTGCCATCTAAGATCGTCAATAAGATAGTGCTGAGGTGCAATTCGACCACAGAGGTCATGTCGGCTCAAGCGATGCACAGAATCGTGCATGAAGCCACCAAGGGCTTAGCATGGATTACCGACACAGCACTACACACCGAGGAGGTTGCCGGACGCATCAACACTAGCCTCAGCGCGCACGCATGGGCCGTTAATGAAACGCTGCGCAGCAGAGAAGAACCGGAATGGTTGCGCAAGGGAGCCGACGGGCTCAGTCAACACATCATTCGAAGATTGTTGCGGCATCTAAAGCCGCGAATACTCGGGAAACTGGGGGCCAAAACAGCTAGCAAGCGACACTGGACCTCGCAATCCCACATCAAAACTCCCGTCATCATTGACCCAAGATTCAGCCGATACAGAGTCATGGACGAGACTCCACGCGGCCAGAATGCGGCGGTGAAGATCCGCACGGTCAGAGACGAGAGACCAACCGACGTTATCGAAAACGGGCACACCAAGCAAGGCATGTACGCTTCAATTTTGTGGAAGCACGTCGATTTTGACAATTCACTGTCGAACGCGGCGGCTAGCTTGATCAACACATACCACCTCCGCGCGACGAAGAAACAACCAGTGATCAACTTCGATGTTGCTAGCTACGAGTTGTGGGACGACGCACGAAGGTACATGCTGAAAGAGTATGCGGAGATCACGCCTGTATTCGAGGCGGAGTTGGTTCAACTCGGCGTGAACGAATCTAGTCGCGTCACTGTAACGGACGAGTTAGGTCTAGACACAACTTACCCGCCATCGGTGACGGTTTCTGGGAACGTAGAGCGAGAGTTGTGTGGCGGCGGCCGCAAACAGGTATTCAACCTGTCCCAAGGATTTTTGCAATGGTATGGACATCTCGACAAGAAGCACCAGGCTACTTATGCTGAAACGTTGATGTCATTGGCCGAGAATAAACCCAAGGTCAACGGCGTCACATTGAGTAGGCCAGCTTCGCCGGAAGCGATACACAACAAGGTGTTTGTCAAGGTGGAAATAGCCATCCGCAGCGTGGCGAAGACGCTGCGCCCGCGATTGATCCAGTATATGGACAATCAGTACGCTGTACACGTAGCGCCTATGGCGTGGTGCGCATACAAGACGTGGCAACGTAAGGTGCAAAGTGGACATAGTGCACTCAAGTTTACGGGCGGCCTTTCCGCCCAAAACGTTGAGGATTATGTGACTCACTTCATTAGCGAACAACGGCATTTGAAAAGACAACCCCTGTCTATCAATACCGACACTTTGGTGTTCGCGGGAGGCGACGACAATTTGTGTTTGTTGTCACACAGGCTGCCACTCTCCGACTTCTCAGAGAAGTACAGCATGGTTGGGCGCGATCCCGACCTTGTTAGACACGACAGCATATATTCCGCTTGCTATTGTAGCGGCGGATTCTTTCGGTGGTACCGGCCCGATAAAGGGCACACCCCGAGATTTATGTTGTTGCCGTTCAAACAGCTGGAAAAATTGGGTTACGTCAAGTTGGAAAACCAGGTGGCTGCAGATATGGCGCAAGGAATCGGCGGACCGAAAATAGAAGAAGCTATCAAGAAGGCTCTCGGAGCCAAGGCGATAAGCTTGTTCTTTTCGTTCGCTGGATGTCCTTTCATGGAGCCGATCGCTTCCGCGTTGCTGCGGAAGACCGGACAGGAACAGGCGGAACATTGGAGTGAACAGGCGTTTTTGCTCAGCAAGGCTACCAACCAGGACGATTGGTATGAAGAGCACTATAAAATCATGGAGACGCGCAGTCTCAGCCGGTCCTTCGAGACGGACGAGTCAATGTGGGCGTCGTACGAGTTCAGGTACGGAGTAAATCGTGACGAACTGTTGGCTTTACAAGCCAACTTCATTCGCGTGATTGAACAACCGGAATTCGGACGCGTCGACATAGACGACCCTGTTTACGGAAAGTGCCTAGGCATAGACCTAGGATCGGTTGACAAACCCCACTCAGACCCGGCATGGGCTGAGGAAGGGTTGATCTCGTGCATCGAGGTCGACTGTGGTTCTTATGACGCTAGCACTAACGCTATCACCCACAATTCCAATATATCCCTACAGCGGGCTATTTTTGGAAATCATTATTTCATTGACGCATTGGATTCTCGCAGAGAAGCCAAATTGGTCGGGGACAACAAGTTCCAGACCCTTAAGGCTACCGCGAGATTCCAAATGTTGTCGGGGCACCCTGACACCACTTTCGGGAACACCGTATCGAACTTGACCGAGATGGTGGCTTCTCTCTTTCATTCGTATCCCGAGTTGTTGAGCAACGCTGAAGTCTCCGGCATCAAGGTGGAAAAGTCAGAACGATGGTTCGACTTGGCCGCTAAGATGACCGGTGGAGACGACAAGAAAGCGTTCGAAACTCGCGCGAAGAAAGAAGGTTGCCACCCTTACGTTTTCAACGTGAAAGTTCGTCGTTCGGCGACCCCGGACATTTGGAAACCAGGGCACACCGAGGTTGCTCGGTATACTCATGCTAGGTGGCCGACCCGTAAGCTCGGATGGAGCGACGGCGGCGTACAGGAAGAAGTGAACATACCCTCAGTGGATGACTTCTTGAACGGCATAGCCCCACCTTTGATCGAGTTTCCCCCAGACGAGAATTTGCCGGTGCTTGATGAAGCGCCGTTTTTGGAGTTTCTCCAAGATTTCGCTTTTCCGGTAGAAGAGATAGAATTGGCGACGCAGCCACCTCTCCTCATAGCCGGCCAACCAGAGTTGCAACCGCCACCAGCGCCAGAGTTTGTAACTCACGACCCAACCATGGCATTTATGCTGTGGTAAGGTAGTTGCTTGGTCCGCAAGACCCGCAGGCACGCGATAGATCCCCTCGTAATTCC